TGTATCGGTCATAAAAGTTCTCGCAGCACTAATTGTTGCATGCGCCTCGGTCAGTTGCTCATTCTCGGAGATAATATTCTCTAATTCATTTACCCTGGCCAGGGTAAATTTTAGGAGTTTGATAAGATCATCACGGTTTAGATTTAGTTCAGTCATCATTGTAAACCTTTACTTTAATTGGCTCCCCAGGATGGGCTCGAACCACCGACCGAGTGATTAACAGTCACTTGCTCTACCACTGAGCTACTGAGGAATATTGGTGCCGGTTGAGAGACTTGAACTCCCGACATGATGCTTACAAAGCAACTGCTCTACCAACTGAGCTAAACCGGCAATAATACATTATCGTCTATGAGACTTCTCACGATGAGGACGATATCCCTTAGGCCAACTAGGTTGACGAGATGCAAGTTTCTTCACTCGCTCACGTAGTTCCTCGTTCTCTTTCTTGAGATATGCCATCTCAGTGTGTTCATCACGCATCTCCTTACGAAGTTCGTCATATTTTGCCTGAAAGAAATTTTCAGAACGTTCTTGGTCAGTCACGTCAATCACTTTTTTCTCCTATGTGAATGTAACTATATCTATATTACTAAAATTTGGTGAAGTTGTCAATACCTTTTAGACAGGTAATTGAGCATGTTTTGGTAGGAAATTTAATTCTCTTGCATTTGCCTCAATCTTCTCTTTGAGAGATTTAGAAATAAGTCTGTTAATAGTATCTGGTTCGATACCTTCTTGTTCACAATACCAGAGAACTGCATCCATATGTGTAATATTTTTCTCTAAAACTATATTTTCTATGTTCATAGAGAAAGTTTTTGCAGTGTTTAACGGCATCACTATGTCCTTTAAAAATGGCCCGTTTGGTAAAGGTGGGCCAATCCTTAATTAAGTTTTACGCAGCGCGCAATGCGGCGTAACCAGCGGCTACAATTGCACGAGTCGGCGTTCCAAGACGATACTTGGAATACGTTTCACCATCAAAAGACGATACACGCTTGTTAAGAAAGATAGCGTATCCTTCCGTGCGAAGTTGACTGATAACTGCGCGAACATTTTTCACACCATAACGGGCGCTAATTTGTTTAGCAGTAAGTTCTGCACCATTCTCAAGTGCATTAATGACACGTTGTGTCTGAGTCAAAGTAGTCATAATAAATTTTCTCCTTAGTCATGACAAATTTAAAAGGGTCCGTTGTATAACAAGGTGGAACCCATACCCCGTGAAGTTTTACGCAGCTAGCGCAAAGTCCTCAAAGTAAACGTCATCGTTGGCGTTTAAAGGTTTTGCTAGTTTTACGACATTCGCCTGTCGAGTTGTCCATTTCCCTTCTCTCACCACGTCGAAACCTTGTCACCCCCATCAAAAATATCTCGTGAGAAATATCTTTGGTGGAGGTGGGGAGAATCGAACTCCCGTCCGCAATGCCTCCAGGTCATTTCTTACAACCATAGATAAAGTATACTAAATCCCTGTTCTGTTGTCAATAGTTTTTTCAAATAGATTGCTTAAATACACCTGGAGCAATCGTATATCCCTCAAATACACGAGATCCAAAGAGCAAACGGACCTTCAACAGAACAGTATCTATCCCTTTATGATCTTTGTACTGAAAAATGAGGTCATTAATCTTAAATGGCACTTGTCTAGGAAGTGTTATACAATCTCCCATCGCTAATTTCTGTTGTGATAACACAGCAATGTTTTGTAAAGATTTTATATCAGCTTCAGCGAGTTCTCTCACTGTTTTTTCATCTCTACAGATAAAGACGACTTGAATCATCTCGCCAACTGTCCATTCCGCGACAGGTGATTTGCTTGCCGGCCAAGGTATGGTGTTGCTCTGAGCATTTGCCCAATTAGGCAGCACCAGCCCCAATACTAATGTTAACGTCAAAAATAGGTGTTTCATTTTTCTCTTCCCATCTCTCTACAGATTCGATGAGCATTGGAAGATAATCGTGTTTCTTCTTTATGAATTCTTGTGTTGTTCCATCTTCAGTAACTACAAGTATCACCACTTGATCAACGAGTATTTTCGTTCTCTCACCGAACATCTCAGCGTATGCAGCACCTTGAATGTAATAATTTTCATTCCATGAATCTGTGCGCTCACTAGTGGAAGTTTTAAAATCTATGATTGATAGTTCCCCATTATATTCTGCAATACAATCTGTTCTACCAGCGACTCTATACTTATCACTATACAAGCCACATTCCTGTGCATGTATATTATTTATATTACAAAGTAGTTTATCCTTCATTTCATTGAAGAGACACCAAGGTAGAAAATCCTTTTTATGATGTGAGATATCCTTATTGTTCAGATAGTCCTCACACATATGATGAACCTTGGTGCCTCTTGAAGCTGCCTTTCTTGCAATATGATTTGCAACATCCTCACCTACTCTCTTACGCCACTCAAATAGTCCTTTCTTGTTACGGTCCGAGAGCACAGTCGTAATCGATGGATAGTATCCCTTTGGTGTTACATAGAATCTTCTACCATTGATGTTTTTTGTTTTCAAATCTGCCGTAGGATACCACGACATGTCTACATGATCAAATTCAGCCATTTACGAAATCAACTCAAAATGTGGTGCATCAATAAACGGACGCCGACCCTGTGACCTACGAAGGTCAACATAACTCAGCATAGCATCTTCCATAGTATCATCCCACTCACGAATGTCAGACACACTCCACGCAGCGCCCCAACGAACACCAACATCCAACTCAATCGCAGCAGCCTTCATCGCGTCTGCAATCTCATCATACACGTTCAATTCCCAAGAACCGCGACCATCGATGTATGCCATCAAATCCACAGCCTTACCTTCTAGGTGCTTTGACTTCATAGTTTTGGATGCACCCTTTGCAACTAGTGATTTCTGTTCTTCCATAGTCCTGAGTCCTTGAATCACACCAAAGTCAACTTCTGTCAACTCGATAGCACGTTCAACAACTTTAACCAAATCTTCTTCTACGCCTTCTAGGCGACTTTTCGATCTTGACGATAAATTGTAAGCCATTAGTAAATCCTCTTTCTTGCTAATTTTTTCTGTCTATATTCTAGGTCTACCAAGTCAACTGATCTTGATAGATACGCCGTTACTTCTTTCTGTCTCTGATAGTTATAATTAAATAGATTTCTCAAGTATCTTAATACTCGCACTAGTGATTTTCTCCTTTTGGTGGTTGAGTTAATTTATGTTCTGTAACTGGAATCACACTTTTTTCCCAATCCACTGTTAAATTACCAACGGCCATCATTCTCTCGTGTTCACATTCTTGTTCAGGCACAGAATGATATAACCACGCAGGCCAAAGAATTACTTGACCAACATTTGGTGTTACCAAGAATGAGTTATCACCATCACCCAAACCATCATCAAAAACTAACGGAGAACAGCTGTCACAACCCTTCACACAATATGTAAAACTCCAGGTGTGTGGCCAGTGTTGATGTGGTTTTGTAAATTGTCCTTTCTCATAAATGAGTCCCCAACTATCTACAATGTCATACTCATATTGTCTTGGGTCACCATTTTGATTTGTTGCATTTGCAAGTGGCACTGTCTTGGCAAGACTAATCACCAGTTCACTTAGTTTCTTGAACGAGTTATATTCTTGATGCATATCCCATTGTGTCATATAACATTTTGCAGCAGTGGCGCCTTGCAATCTATCACCAGAGTCTCTAATGTCATTCTCCAGTTCTTGATTAAATGCATCAACACTACTTCCCCGTAGATTTTTAATCTTTACGGGAGACTTCATGTGAAATATCGGCCAATCCTTTTGAGTTGGCTTGATATAAATTTTATTCTCCATGAAAACCCATTTTTATCTTGTTAATGATATAGTTTCTTATAAAACCAGATCTAACAATATCTCCAATGCCAAATTCTATACAATTAAATTCTTCCATCTCTTGTAGAATATGCAAGAAGTTATAAATACCATTTTTCTCACTCGTTTTCTGCAAATCGGTCTGACCAAAGTCTCCACAAAAAACAATTCTAGAGTCTTGTCCAACTCTTGTAATGATGGTATCAAGTTCATGAAAATTTAGGTTCTGACATTCATCTACTATAATCACACTGTTGTCAAATGTCAACCCTCTAAGAAAAGAAGTTGACAAGAAAAACAAAGAGCCCTGTGATTTTAGTTTGTCGTATAGATTATTAAACGACTGTTCATTTGGCATCTTGAACATCCAACGGACCATGTTTTGATACGGCACCTGATACAGTGCAGCCTTATCTTCTTCATCGCCCGGCAGAAAACCAATCTCTCTGGTAGGTATCAAAGAACGAACCAGAATCACCTTGTCATATGGTGTCTTCAAATCCAACACATCTCTCAGACCAAGATACAAGGATACAAAAGTCTTACCAGTCCCGGCAGAACCATACATAAACTGGTGTTTATCTTTCTTCCACGAATCAAAGACAATCTTTTGGTTGTCTGTGATAGGTTTGATATCAACCAAACTAGATTGCACGATATCCTTAGCAACTTTCTTAGACGACATTATTTTCTGTTCCTATGTTTACTGTAAATGTTTTCAGCTTGTAATCTTTTAGTGCTCTTACCACTACCATACTTGTCTGCCATCGGTGAGTCAGGATGTTTAGAAGCAATGCCTCTCATCACATCTTTAAATCCTTCATCGTTCTTTGGACCCACACCCATAAGATGATCTCCAGCCAAAGCAGGAGCACAATCAGGATTCCACACTCGTTTAACATGTGGGTTTTCTTTCATCATTTTTTCCATAGCAGAAATAGACATGAACTCGTCATATTCTGTTCCTGATAACTCATTGAAAAATGTATATGTTGGCATTACTTTTTACCCTCTAACTCTTTGTTTAGTTCTTTTACCTTTCTGTGAATATAAGAAAAAACCAACTCTAACATCTTGAGCTGTCCCTTTAGTTTTTCAGTTTTATTTAGATTGTCAAAAGAATGTTTTTTGTTCAGTCTATCTATATATGAAAGAATCTGTTTCTCTGTCTTTTCTATTCTCTTGGAAATAAAATCATGCGGCCGCTCCGACATTAAACCACTCCGGTATTTTTGCATTCTTCCATTTTGCAAAACTTGCTTTCTCGTTTATGTAGTAATAACGATATGCACTGACAGTATCCTCTGTCTTACAATAGTCTGGCATACACTGTGGTGGATCAGAAAAATCAACCACAGGAATAGTAGTGGGAGTTTTTCTTAGGGGAGCAACCAGTCGTTCTGATGCATGATGTTTGCCATATCGACAAGTGTATTCTTGCATCAAACTAATCATATGATTATACAACCACATGTAATTATGCACACTAGCACGAGTCCAGATGGTGCTAGGATGGTTCTT